AAAATATAAATTCTCTAACCATCTCCCTTGATAGCCTTAGAAACCGCATCTCTACGTTTCTTTAAATATCTATCACTATCATCAGTATCACCATCATTATCGACATCATCATCTTCTTTTCCAACAGGATCTAAAGCTTCATCAATATCATAATATCGATTTAAAATATTTCCCATATCTTCGTAAAGAGCAGAAAGTCGTTGATTAACGGCATTTGCCTCTACAGCAGTTTTTTTGAACTGTCCAGTTAAACCTTTTAGTTCTTTCATATTTCTCTTTACGCTTACACCATCAAACCAATCATCGGTTTCACTCAATACATGATTTTGAGCTGATTCGGCCATATTAGCTAATTGTTTAGCAGCTTCCATAATACCACTATTAACTCGAAGTTGTTTTCCAATTGTAGCATAATTCTTTACAGACTCAATGACTTCAAATTTATTAACTTTAGATTGTTCATTCTCTAAAGCAAATTCTTTAATTAAACTCTTTAACTTTATATTACTCATAATACTACCTTATTTTTAAACAACCTATCGTATCGTTCTTTGATTGGATGTTTGGATTCATTTTGTGTTAATCTTTTATTAATTCTTTCTTTCATAAATCTATCAGCTAAACCTTTTTCTTTAGAGTATTTAGCATTTCCCCATTTCTTCTGTAATGATTGTGGTAAATCTGTTTCACTTAAACCATTGTTTACAAATGATGTGATTCGTCTTGCATCAACATTTGGTATTTTACGATACCTAAATTCTTCTAACGACTTCATCCAAGACTTGATTTCTTTAACTGTTACTTTTTTATTAACGGATTCTTTTATTGCTTTATATTTTTTTCCATTAATTACTTTGATTGATTCAAATCGAGTCATATCTGCAATCTTTTCAATTGTACCCCAATATGAAGTTACTTCATCTCTATATGAGCCTGGATCATCAGCATAGTCTTTCTTTGCCATTTTTAACCTATCCATTACAACTGAAAGTTGTTCTCTTTGTTCATCATTTAATTTTTCTTCATTATCTTTTATCCAGTCGTCTAAATCTTCAGGTGACTCTATTTTTTCTATATCGTTTCTATCGAAGTGAGAACCACCTTGATGAGGACCATCTGATTTTGGATCGAATGGTTCATCACCACCAAGACCACCACCTGCATCTATGTCAATACTTACTGGTGTTTTCTTTTCTTTATCATCATCTCCAACAGCATTCTGTACTTTACCACTTTTTGCATAATTATCAGCATCATCATCAGCATTATCACCATCGAAATATCGTACTTTACCTTTATATTTTCCAGCACGACCTTTTGTGGTATCCCAAGTATCACCATCTTCTTTTCCGACACTTTTTGAACCATATTTATCAGCTTCATAAAGAAATGATTCTTTTATCCATTTTTTATATGTTGATTTACTCATAGTATTGTCCTTAATTATAAATATTAAGTTTCTTTCGTATTCAACAAATAATCACGAGCTTTATTTAAGTAATTAGAAGCCAATGTAATTTTATCTGACCACCAACTCGGTAGTGGTTGTTCTTGCATTCCTTCTAATTTTTTTAAAATATCTTGACAATCTTCAATTGATGTTTTTAATTTTCTTATAGCAGACGGAACATCGGTATGTCCATCTTCTTGAATTTGTTCAGGTGATTTAAACGAAGTAGCATAGGGATTGGAATGAACTTGTCCCATAGAAACACTTGCATTTTCTTTTAGTAATTCTTTTAGTTTAATCATTATTTAATTATTTTCCACCAAACCAGGACCAAAATCCCTTCTTGGCTTTTTTACCACTATTTTTAGTACTGGACTTACTTTTCTTCTTATTCCATTTCTTCTTCTTTACTTCTTCCATACCTGCTTTATCATTCAAGTCCATCGTTGCGACTGGAGTAACAGTACCACATAATAAGGTTACTGAAAGAACCCATTTCATTTTATTTTTCATTTTATTTCCCACTATGTTTTATTTCGGTTTCTAAAAATCCTTTTAATACACTTCTTTTATATAGAGCATTATAAGCAGCCTCTGGATCATCTTTCTTTACATACTTGGATACTTCAGCAATATATCTTTTGATACTTCCTTGCATTTGTTTTCTAGTCATTACACCAAAACCAGGAATCTGAACCTTTGCATCTAAAGGTGTTTGTTTACCTTTTTTTGGTGGTGTAAGTTTTGCTTCTCTTACATACTTTACTAATGACTTTAAACTAATCATTATCTTCCACTATCCTTTTTACGATACTTTTTCTCTATCTTATCCCACACTTTATAAATGTTGTTCATGTCATCAAGTGATTTATTGAGTTTGTCAGCAATCTTATCCATATACTTATTGTATTCTTCTATTGATTTTTTATAATTGCTTCTATCATTCCAATCATATATAGAAGATTCTCTTGGACCGTAATCTATAACAGCACCATGACCTTTAGCTAATTCTTTAAATACTTTTACCCAATGTCTTTCTGTTTGGTCAGGATCAGTAGGATGAACCATGAAAGGTGTTTTTATTCTTTCATTTAATTGTTTTTTTTCTTTTTTTAATAAATCTTTTAATTTAATCATTTTGCGACTTGTTTCACCTTCTCAATTGAACGACCAGCAAAGTAAGCAGCATATACGGTCATCAATAATGTTTGATATACAGGTACATATGCAGCACCTATGGTGAAGTCATCTCCACCTATTTGTAAGTTTCCATCAAAAATACTCAAGACAGTAAATACAGCAGTTAAGAAAACAAGAGTTAGTGGTCGGATATTTTTACTTAACCAACTTCCATGTTTCATATCAGCTTCCCAACGAGCAGATACTTGTGCTTGAGCAGCCTGTTCGGCTTGTATTAAAATAGTTTCTAATTTTTGTTTTGCTTCGGCTTTTTCCTCACCTGACATATGTAGGTCATCAACAATTTTTCCTACATCTTTTAGTGTATCACCACCTAATAGTGCACCAGCACCTTTTGCAATTGTACTTAATAATCCCATAACCTACTCCTAATCATCCGCATGTTCTAAAAGTTTAACATCATCTTCAGCATTGTTGAACCAAAAGTCAATCACTTTGGCGAATGAACCAACAAATCCACCTAACATCAGTAGTAGAATCTCCTTCCAACCACCCATGACATCAACACCACTACTCATAAACCAAATCATAAGTCCTAATATAGCAGAAAATAATGATACAACAGCTATGCTAATTAACCATTTTTTATTCTGTCTGAATTTTATAATTCCAATCAACTCTGTGTTGATTTCATGTTTTTGATCCTGAATATGCATTTCAGGTGTTTCTGTTTTTTTAACTTCAGCCATAACCTATCCCCTAGAACTTCTTGTTTTTATCCATAAAATTTACACCATCATAGTATAAATTAGCTTTTCTAAATCCAGTTTTCATCGTAAAATGTCTTACGAAAAACCCTTTGTCTCTTGGTCTTATACCAATGACATTTAAATTTTTTCCTTTGATTTCATAACTTCCCTTTCCATTACTTCCACTATATGTTAATTTTTTAATCTTTTCCTCACCACTCATCTTCATAGCGTTGCCAGGTACATCATCTTTTTTAGAAACTTTAATTACTTTTTCATCTACATTCATATCGTCTAAATGAGATTGTATTCTTTTTGATTGAGCAAGATGCATTTTTGATGCATTTTCAAGTTCTTTAACTACTTTTTTTAAATCTTGTACATCTTCATTTACTTTTTCATCTATCTTTGGATTTGATTGTTGTCCTCTATTCCATGATTTCATTAATTTATCAAGTGGAATAAGACCTTTTGAATATGCTTTATCTATAATCTTTCCGTCTACTTTACTACCAGTTGACCTATCCATCATTTTAATTACATCTCTAACTTCTCTTGAGAATTTTAAATAAGCTTGGTCAAATTTATCTACTATTTTACTGGCGAATTTTTTTTGACTTTCATTTACAGATTCATTAGCGGATAAAGAAGAAATGATTGCTGCCTTTTTTGTAGGGTGAATAAAGTGTGAATCTCTATATCTTTTTATTACATGGTTATAATGTTTCTGTGTCATCTTAATAGCATCTGATTTTGTATTGCCATACTTGACCAATTGTTGTACAATAAAATTCATTTCTTGAGAGCCCGATTGGTATTGTCGTCTTTCATTTACGGATTCTTTTATATCACTTACACCAGTAACTTCATAACCTAATTGTTCAGCATTTTCTTTTCTTGCTTTTTCAAATTTCTTTTTATCATTTCCATTTAAATCACCACCAAAACCTTCAGCATAAAATCCTATTTTTTCATATTCTTTTCTTACATTTGGTTTATCTATGATGACAATACTTTTTCCAGATGTTTTGTGTTTAACTTTTACTGTTTTACCTTTTTTATATGTAAGTCCTAAATCTGCTTCTTTGACGGATTCTTTTGGAAATGCCGGTGAACCATCTTTTTTCCATTTTGCTATATTAAGTCCACCACCCTTTGTATAATATTTTTTTGCCCAAGCATCTCTTTTTTTCTGTAATACTTTACTAACTTTTTTAGGTTTCTTTCCTTTTTCTTTTGAGCGTTGGTCAAGTCTGTCTCGTTGCCATTTACTCATTCCACTATATTCTTCTACAGATTCTTTTTTATATCCTATCATTTTTTTAGCATACTTAGTGAGTCTATTTATATTTTTTTTCATATCTTCACCACCTTTATAATCTTGATAAAAACTAGCAATTGTATCTGGCAACCCACTACCTTTACTGAATTTAGTTTTTAAGTATTTATCAACCTTATTAAAATCTGCTATTTTATCACTATCATAATTTTTAAATTTTTTATCTAAGTCTTTATAGATTTGAATCATTTGTTTCGTACCTTCATTTACTTGATACTCATCAATTGCCTCATCTATAAGTTTAGTAAGATAACTTTCTTTTTTCAAACGACTCTTTTCTGCTCTTCCACGATTTTTAGATTGTGATTCAAATCCCACGATTTTCCCCCCTTTATGTGAAGCGTCTTTACCATCACCATTTCCATAAGTACCTTTCTTACGATTGTACTTGTTTAATTCTGCTCTATACTTTTTAGCCTTTGTTGATGATTGAAATTTTTTATACTCTGCTTTGTAGTCTCTATCAGCAGCTTCACCTAACTTTTTCATCCACTCTAAACCTGGAATCTCTATGTCCTTTACTTTGAACTTTTTCTCAAATTCTTTTTTACCTTTTGCTATCTTTTTTAAATGAGGTGGTAGTTCACCAGTTTTATCAAATTCATCTCTCATCTTTTTAATTTGTGATTTTGATATAGATTCTTTTTTTACAGGTAAATTACCATGTTTGGTTTTAGCATACTTTTTAACACTACTTTTTTTCATAGATTTAGCAGCATCTTGTGCATCTTTGGAAAATTTACTTGAGGGTTCTTCACCCTTTTGGATTGCTCGTACAATTCCCATGAACTTTTGTTGTTTCTTGGAAACTGCAGGCATACTATCCTCTCATTATTGAGTTGATAATTTTCTCTATATTATTTTCAGGAGTTTTAGGTTGGACAGATTCATTTACTGGTCTCATAAAAGCACCATGTGTAGATGGATTAGAAACAAAATCAAATGCAATCAATTCAAAGTCAGGTTGTACTTCAACAGTATCTTCACCACCTTTTTCATTTACTGGCTCAACACTACCCAATCCTCTTGATGAAATACCAAGTTTTATTCCTGATTTGAATAATTCTTTTAATATATTACCAGCTGGTGTAGACAATACTTCTACAGTTCCTAACAAATCATCACCATCCCAATGCATTTCAATAACATTATGTGAAGCATTATTTAAATTCACAACTGAACTTTCTGGATGGTCGAGTTCTCCTAAAGCTCTCCTCTCTGTAACCTGATTTTCTAAATATTTTGAAACTTCTTTTAACAATACTTCTCTTGGATATACACGACCATTTTGATTCTTGGATTCAGCTCTTTGTAAAACACCCTTTACAACTAACTTACCATTATTTTCTTTAATTGATTCATCAATTTTATTTCTTGATATATCAAATGGTCTTACATCTACTAATAATTTTTTATTCATTATCCCACATCTCCTAAGTATACAAAAGTTACATCACCAGTTTTTCCATCCTCTTCAGCCCATGCCGTTGGTTGAATGTCAAGTTTAACAGGTCCACCCGCAGCATTTTCAATTTTAGAACCACTTATAAAATCAGCTGGATAACTTCCTGAATTTTCATAACAAAAAGAATAATTACCAATAGTATTTATCAAAACATAATTAGGTCGTCTAGCTTCATGTATCTTATTGGCTGGTGTAATAGCTTTACCTATGGCATATGATGGTCTATTATTAGGAACTTGTTTTACATTATTGTTAGGATCTGCTTTGTAGCTACTCATTATTTTCCTCCCCAGGAATTTCTTTTAATCCATATATCTCTCAATATATCTGATACTTCTTTTCTTATTTCTTTTCTTATTTCACTCATATCACTACTACTAATTGCTTCGTCTACAAACTTATATCCAGTTTGTTTTTCAATATTTTTCTTTTTCTTTTTACTAATTCCTTTATTTTTAAAAGCATAAGGTGTTTGATAAGCATCAATACTAGCAGTAGTTGTTATTTCTTTCAACTTCTTTTTAAATAAACCACTTGCCAATTCCTTGACTAAAGAATTAAATTTTGTTGAGTTCTTTATCGAGTTCATAGTACCTCAACAGTTGAACAACTGAATTATCATTAGTTTGTTTTGACTCATTTAGACAAAATTTATCAACACAGTTTATTGCTTCTTTTAATTTTATTTGTAATACTTTATCTTGTATTTTTTTAACTTTAGTGTTTAATTTAGATTTTAGTTTTGGAATTTGTGTTTGCACAAATGTAGAAAAATTATTTGTATTTGAAATACTACTTATATATTCTTTCAATACTTTCTTTTGTTGTTCAGAAAGATTTGAATATTTTTTATTAAATTTTTCTAATAAAGCTTTATATGACAAAATTCTTAAATCTTTATCCTTCATTTCATTATGGATAAAAGTATCAGTTTTTTTAGTATCAATAGTTGTGACATTTTCTAAAATAATAAAATAACTATCTGTTTTTTCATCGGCATTTAATTCACCCATACCCTCAAATAATTTATAAACAGAAGCATATACTTTATAATTAGGGACTTTAGATGAGAATAACTTATTTATATCATAATGTTCTTTAATACTCTTTATAATATTATATTTTTCTCTTCGTAATACCGAATTATTTAACTTTCCCCTTTGTCTTATTACTTCAGACAAAAAATAGTCAGCTTTCTTATCAGACTTGAACTTTTTGGTAACAATTAAATTATATAATGCCAGTTCCTTTCCGATTTCAGTATGTTCGTTAAATTGTTTTTTTATTATTTTGATTGCCGGTGAATCTTTTTTCTTATTTAAGACATCTACAGTTACTTGTCTTAATAAAAATTCAAATAAAAGCCCAGCATTTCTTAATTTACTATGTCTGAATTTGCTCATAGAATATTCCAATGTATTTTGATACAATTATTCATATATAAATATAATGTAATTTAGAATAAGTCATCATTACTCTTTGATTATATTATCTTCACTTAATAACGAATTCTTTGACTTGGGAAATTTATCTTTTAGTTGTGCCAATATACCTTCTCTAGTTACTGCAGTGTGTGCTTTATTTGTAGCTAATGGTGATTTACCTTTAAATTCTCTTTTTCCAAAACTTCTATGTCGTTTTTGAACCTTACCATCATCTTCTCTTGGTTTATTTTTACCAAAATATGTTTTTTCACTTCCACCCCAATCTTCAGACCTTGCCATTTCATCACCTTCACCTTCTTCAGGTTCTTGTGGTTGTTCTGCCGGATCACTTCCTTCAGTCTCAATTTGTTCTAATCTAAATTTTTGTTTTGTATCTTCAACTATATCTCTATAAACATCAAGCATTTCTTCATCACTAAAATCAAATATATTATCATAAATCCATTTACGACTAAACAACTTAACATCCATAGCTTTTTCAGCCAACTCTAATTGTTGATTCATATGTTCCATTTTTTCTTGTTCGTGAATCAAAGATGGATTTTGTAATTCTAAATCAAAATTAATTAAATCAGAATCATTAAATCCTTGACTATATAAATGAACAATACCAATTTTTGTTAATTCACTCACAACAATTTTTTGTAATCTCTCAATTGTACGAGCAAACCTAACATCTTCAGCAGCAAGTGTAGCTTTACCACCACTTAAACCTTCTTCATATCCAAGAAAGGCTTTTGGTATTCTTAGACTTGCCATAAGTTTATTTCTCAAATACTCAATATCATCTATTTGGTCGTTATTGGAAAGTCCAGGTAAAGTATCGATTTCTGTTCCTGTATCTCCACCACGAACTGGTAAGAAATAATCCTCAGTTACACTCTCTACATTATATCTTAAATTATACTCTCCTGTTTTTTGGTCAATAACAGGAATCTTCTTCATCTTATTGATGATTCTTTGCATAAATTGTTCGACTTCTCTTGGTGGTATATTCCCAACATCAATCTTAAATACTCGTTTTTCGGGTGCTCTCATGATTCTATGAATCAACATGGCATCTTCCATTAGAGTTAATTGTTTGAAAATCTTACGACCACCTTCTAACATAGACCTACCATAAGGTAAAAAGTTTGTATCGGCTAATAATCTAAAATGTGCAATTTCGTAATTTTCTTTTACTTCTTTTTTACCAGCTCTCGAATCACCTTCCATTTCAAATTGAATTAATTGTGGATTAGCAGGATCGTGATCTTCTAATCGTGTTACATCATAGGATGAAATTGGACTTACATTAACAACACCATATTTATCCACAATATCAAGTGATAAATAAAAATCACCATACTTTGTCATATTACGAATCCAACTCCATAAATTGAATTCAATATTCATTATGTCGTAATATAGATTATGAAGAATTTTTTGAACCTTTACATTTTCGGTTCTTATTTTTAAAATTTCTCCCTCAACATTATCAACCGTACTTTCATCAGAATAAATGTCAAGAGCCGAAGCAATAATCGGATCTTGATCCATTAATTCATAATCTCTGAATAAATCGTGTTTTCTAATCTCATATGCAGCTCTTTGATTTTGAGCCGCAGCATACGGATTAGCATAAGTGTTCTGAATTAATTTTTG